CAACTTCCCACTAGACTTAGCATCTGCTGAGACTTCTGAGGTTGCACTCATTGCTCCTTCTGTAGGATGAAGTTAAAAAGACCATTGAAACATTGCAAGTTATCCCAGATGCAATTCTTTTACTGGGATGAGTTGCCTGAACAAGATGAGTCTGATATAATAGGGGGGTCTAACGACCCCCTTTTTTTTATGCTTCACATTATTACTCTTATAACTATCGTAACAATCGCTACAGCAATGATTGTTTTGTATGTTTATAACCCTCACAAATGAGTAAAATAGATACACAGGGGATGAGTGGTCCTCCTACTAAGGGTAGTAAGGACAATGTGTTTCCTAAAGATGAAAATGGTGAACCAATTTACCCACCATTTAATCCTACACCACTAACATTACTTGAACCTAAACTTAGAGAAGAACTTAAGGCATTGATTAATGAGGTTCTAGACGAAAGAGAATACCAAAAGAAATTGGAAGGACCATATGATGTTTATGAGGATGTATGAAGAAGCTGACAAAGGAGGAGATAGGTTACAAGACCACAGATAAATTATCTAAAATGTGGTTACTTAATCCTCACGATCATCATTTTTTATATCAAAGAGATGATGGTTCTTACTATGGATTTACTCACATGAAAGGAGAAGATCCAGAGGAATGGTTTTGGGAGGCACATGGTATACAACTAGAGTTGTTTCCACCACCACCTCCTAAGAAGATTACATTTACACAAGAGCAACTTGATCGTGCTCCACACCATAATATTCTAGAAAAATATTATGGTAAAGATTGGAAACCTGTACCACAAGAAGGATTGGAGGATCACTTCTAATGAGAACACAGAACAAAGAAAACTATTACTATGTCTTTTGGGTCGTAGCAATGGTAGCATTTATTATTCCCCAAGTATTCACTGCCTATGGCATTCTTAAAATCGTAGAGTATTTACAATGAGATTAGGTGTTATGTGTTCTGGAAACGGAACTAACTTCGAGAACATAGTTCATTCATGTCCTAAGCATGATGTTGTTCTTATGGTTTACAATAAAAAGAAAGCTAAAGCTGCTAAGAGAGCAGAACGATTAGACATTCCTTCATGCTATTGTAAGAATGAAGATGATATTATTACATTGATGAATACATATCAAGTAGATATGATTGTCATGGCAGGATGGATGAAGATTGTTTCTAAGAAGTTTACTGATGAGTTTGCAGGACGCATTATAAATCTTCATCCTTCTTTGTTACCTAAGTATAAGGGACTCAATGCTGTAGAGCAAGCACTTAAAGCAGGTGAAGATACTACAGGATGTACTGTACATTTTGTTAATGAATATCTTGACTCAGGTGCTATAATAAAACAACAAGAAGTACCTATTCTACCTGGTGAAACTGTTGAGTCATTGACTAGGGCAATACAACAGGCAGAACATTACCTTTTACCACTAGTCATTAATGCATTTTAAATATGAATGTGTATGATTACCACGGATTTGATAAGGATTATAAAGAGTTCTTTGAAAAGTTTACAAACACTAAAGACTATTCTATAATAGAACTTGGATGTGGTAACGGATCATTATGTTATAACTTAGAACAGAGTGGATTTAATGTCACGGGAACAGACATTCAAAATACTTTGGAGTATTTTATTGGTAATTTTATTATTGATGATGCTTTAAACTCTAAGTTAAATAAAAAGTATGACTTTGTTATAGACAGAGGACTCATACATAATTTGATTAAAGATGAAAGACGAGAAAGATACTTTGATATGATTGATAACATCACTCATGATGAAAGTGTTATTCTTTTAAAAGTTTTAAGTCCTTATGAAATTAGATGCAGTCCTTTCTTTGATCAACCCGATGCTCCCTATCGCTTTAGGGAGTATGAATTGGAAGAACTTTATTATGACATAGGATTTGATTGTTCTTTATTAAAGGACACATTTTTCTATAGTAATGAGGAACCTTACCTTCGTGGATACTTTGCTCTTTATGAACGCTATGTTAAGTACTAACTACAGACTAGAACTGACTGATATCTGTTGTCGCATGATAACTACAGATGGTATAGAGGTTACTTTAGATGAAAGGATTTGGATGCAGAAATTATGTGATGCTAATCCTTCAGCTAGATCAATTCGAGATGGTATTTTAAATGCACCCATTAGATGACTTTGATGCTTACCTATCCAGATGGATAGATGAGTTACAAAAACCAGACACCAAGAATGATGGTGGGTATACTGGTGGAACTTGCCCCTTTGCTAAGTCAGCATGGGATAAGAATAGAATAAAGGTATGTAAAATATATGAATACCATGAGACCTATGATTTTTGGTCTGTAGTTGGTAAAGAATTGGAGACTTTTGATCGTAAGGATAATGATATTGTTGTTGTTGCATCGATGTATGATCCTTCTCTTATTAGTAGTGAATGGATGTCAGGAGCTATCGATGCTTTAAATAGTTTGATGAGTGTGCAGAAGAAAGATATCTGGTTGTTATGGGGATCACAAACCTATGGTCACAGTCCCATATATTCTGTAGTATTAATCCAACATCTTAGTGATACTATTAGAGGTTCTATGATGTTAGAAGATCAAGGTTACTATGTAAATAGAATGCCTGATGATGATTACAAACACTTAGTTACTGAACGCAAAAAAATGGGTGATTTATTATGACTATTTGGCAAGGATACATTGATGCTCTTTATAATACCTTTCCTGAACTAGAAGTAAAGGAAGAGTGGGCAAGATGGGAGGCAAAGGGTGCTACTTTAAATGCAGACATCCGTAGTGGTGGTCATTTTCTTAAGGCAAGAGAAGCATTGATCATGGATCCTAGATCTGATATCTACAATACTATACTGTATCCTAAGACAGGTGCTAATCTTCCCTGTTTTGGTATGGATCTAATGAAGTTTAGTGAAAAGAAAGTTATAATAGTATTTGATTTCCAGCATCCAGTAGAGAATTATCTGTTCTCAGTTGATACTTTACCTAAAGATACTGGTGAGTATAGGTTCTTTGAGATGGGTAATCATTTCTCTGAAAATATATTTGTACGCTACTGTACACCTGATTTAGTTAACACATACTTACCTACTTTTAAATATTATCTGTCAAAGTATAGAGAGATGATAGATGACAACAAACCTGAAGGTGAAGACACTACTGTGTATCATGACTTTGATACTTACATGACTGAGTTGGATCCTGTTAGAGGATATCTTACAGCAAAGTTTGGTAAAGATAAATCAGAATCTTTTGTAGATGATTTTCTATTCAGTTACAAATGACGATTAAGATATATCCACCTGAATGGTTATTCCCTACCAAGATTTTAATATCAGAGGATAAAACTTTTCCATCTTGGAAAGAGGATCTTATCAAGTGGATGGATAATTATAAAGATAGCCATGAGACAGAGGATAAGAGTAATGTAGGTGGGTATCAAAGTCCAGATAATTTTTACTTAGAAGAATCATTTGCTCCTTTTTTAAATAGAATAACTGAGCAAGTTATGATTACTGTAGAAGAATATCTTCATGATAAATTAGCTTTACCTAAACCAGAACAGTTATCTCTAGATAATATGTGGTTTAATTTAAACTATCCGCATTCTTATAATGTAACACACTGTCATCCTGGATGTATACTTGCAGGAGTTTTTTGGGTACAGACTGTAGAGGATAGTGAAATTAAATTTGAATGTTATGATGTCTTTGGTAGATCTATGCTTGAGAAGCGTACTCATGATGGATTTGAACCACATGAAGGACAGATGTGTATATTTCCTGCACATTTACCCCATATGGTTCAGCAGAATAAGACTGATAGAACTAGAATTTCAATTTCTTTTAATCTATCTTGGCGATAAATAACTTGGAAGCGTCTAAGCCTAGATAATGCCTACCGCAATTAAGCCAAAACGAAGTACTACCATCGGACAGATTCCAGGTCTGTCCGATCTCCAAGACGGAGAGATGGCGATTAATATTGTAGACCAGAAGATCTACATTAGAAGTGGCGATAACATCGAGACCGTTGCATCTGCTGCTACTGGTGCTGTTCCAGTTTGGAATTATCAGAATTCTAATGCAGCGTTTGTTGTTAATAAAAGATATGTTATTGATACATCTTCCGCAGAATTAACTTTCTCGATGCCTACCGTTGGATTATCGATAGGAGATAGTATTGAACTCCATGATGCAGCGAACACTTGGCACATAAATAATGTTATTATTACTGACGCTGTGAATAAATTTCGTGATGCAATCGGAAATATAGAGGATCCTCCTCTAATTTTAGATGTATCTTCGATAACTGTTATGCTTTTA